ATTTTTATTTTTCTGCCTACCTTACTTGCATATCTTTACATACCGCCCTGCAATTTACATTTGGGAATTAATGTTTGTCGAATATACTCAAGTAATTTTTAATTAAAAAAAAACGCTTTTGGCCTTTGCCTCAGCGCTTTGGTACAAATTTTCCTGTTTTTGTGTCCCGCACTACCAGTTTTTGATTGGCTGGATTCACTTCGATCCTTTTTTGCTGCGGATTTGTCCTTATGTTCTTCTCCTGTTTACCCATGCTTTATCTCCCCTCACCTAAGTGGCTTTTTTGTAAACTGTTTGATACCATTCCTCCAAGTCCGGCTCACTATCCAGTTTTTCTTGCCACCTTTTAAGCCGGTCTACCAATTCTTCTGGTTGTTGATGAATCGGTACCAGGTGACAGAGCTCATTCGGGTGGGCCGGATAAGGAGGTTCCTCTCCCGGAGGGTAAACTCCGGGGCCTAAGCCGTAATTATCAGCAGAAGCAAGGGTATCACAGATATCCTCTATGGGATGGCTTTTGCTAAGAACCCACTTTATCCCCTTATAACTTGGGCTAACTCTTCCCCCAGCTATGGTACCTTCCCCAAATGCCGCTGTCATTTCAGTCCGCGCCAGGCGAAGTGCTTCATAGGAAAGATTACCCGGTATCCTACCAGCCATGCGTTCCATCATATTTGGGTATTCTTTAGCAACTGTTTTGGCGTTAGTTCTAACGTACCTTTCCAACATCCGAGCGGTTTTTACTGCATCCTGTCCGGTGGCCACCGCCTCCTGAATTATATCGCGCATGATTGTTTGAATTCTTTCACCCTGCTGCCAGATACGGTCAGAAATGTAAAGCCCTTTTGTTGTACGGGCCCAGCAGGCCTCTATTGCTTTATTATTTACACCGGCATACAGCTGGCGCACTGTATTTTTCTCAATAACTGTAGCACCTGCGGTTTCAATTACGGTGATTAAAATGTTTTGACTATATGCCGATCCTGACTCAACGGCATCAGTTATGATCCTTTCCAAAATCCCTTTTAGATCTTTAACAAACCTATCCGCCTCTTCCCTCAGTAGCCATTCTAATTGTTCCAGGTGTCTTTTCTGAATATATGACGACGGGGTCTTAAGGACTAACTGCCTAATCTCTTTAGCCACTCTGTCAGCAGCTCTAATATAAAGATTGCGTATTTCAGGGTCCTGGCGGAGACGTAATTCGATATAAGCTTTTCTTGCTTGCAGGGCCCAGCGGTAATAATCACCAGAGTACTTTTTTATTTCATCAAGTTCACGGCTCAATTAGGACACCTGCCCTAATTCCTTATCAATAGCAGCTTTCTGTGATTCTAGAAACTGACTATCCTCCATCCGCATTTGCAGTAACCTTGTTTTCATGATTCTTTCCCGTTCGCCTGGCAATTCCGAATCATCGGTAATATAATCGTGCATAGTATCTACGTACTGCTTAAGCAGGTCAACTGCTGCATCCTGGCTAATAAAACCTCCTTGCAATGCAGTATCTAGTGCATCAACCACATACTTCAGTGTCTCGGCATAATCCTTTTCATCCCTCTCCACTACGGCATCCCATGTAACAGTGGTTTCGTGAGTTAAAAACCTTTTCCCGCTTGCCTTGGAATACATGGCTAATAGCATTCGTGCCAGTAACTGCCAATTCTCGGTTACTTGTTCACGTTTTCTTGCCACCCGACGGATTAAAAGCGGCATCTGTTCTTTTACACTTGCATGACTGCTTGGAGTATGGACACCAAAAGCAAACTCCGGAACCTCAGAGACATCAACTATGCAGTAAAATATCAGCTGTAATAAAGCCTGAGAATCACCAATGGATGAGCGGGCTTCTATGAATTCAGCATCCTCATCGTCCTGAAAAATAAGGAGTTCCTTACCTTTGAGTTCTATTGATGCAGGCTGTCCTTTTTGGACAGCCTGATAGGCCTCGGGAAAGTTATTTTGCAGAAACCTTCCCACGTCTTTTAACTTGATCTTTAACCTTGGAGTTGAATGCATCTTACTGCCCTGGATAGCTGAAAGCATTACATCATGGTAAGCTTTGAGGTATGGCTCAATTGGTTCCAGTTCGCTAGAACCATATTTCTCCGTTTCTTCCGGCTCGTTTTTGAAGTGAATAATAGGAATAAAGCCCCACTTGTTTACTGCTGTCTCGGTTACAACACCTTCTGGAGCATCACCTTCAACGGTTATCTCAATAATATCTTTGGTAATGCGTTGGGTATAGGTATATTCCTTATTTTCACCCCATCGATGTTTGCTTTTGAGGATATAAGTAACCGGCTTATGTGTAGCTGGGTCAAGTTCAATGTCATATACCTGCTCCGGTGGAATGATAATGTATTCAATCCTGGTAGCAGCTTCTGGATATAGAATGTCGTCAGTTTCCAAATTGGCAAGCATTACATAACAATCACCATCGCGCAAGTCCAGCTGATGAGTGCGCTGCATACGACTCACCCAGCGATTAACATGCTCGTTTATAACTTCCTGGGCATCTTCATCCATAATGGTAAACGTGGGAACGCCCATAAATCCCGCGAGAGTATTTATGATTGGTTTGGCAAATCCAGCCCCCAGTTTATAACTATCGTTGGTGTTATGATAAAGCTGGCGAGTAAGTTTATAGTCTACCTTACTACTGTTTAATACGTAGGGAATGCTGGCTCTTCCCCATAAAAGCTGGCCAAAAAGCCCAACAGTAGACTGTCTCAATTTGGAAATCTCACCTATTGCTTTGTGCAGCCACCTGGATTTAAGCATAAACTGTTGCACCTCTCAATATTGCTACTGACGCCGGATCAAACTTGCGTGGATCATGCTGTTTAGCTTCCGCCACTGCCATTTCTAAAGCATCTGGTCCATCGTCCTTTTTTGCTTTTGGGAAATTCTCAAGTTGCTCCCTGTAAACTTTCGGCAGGGTCTTAGCAAAGCGCAGATATCTATTCTTCACGTCTGGCTGCAATCTGGTAATCCTGAGTCCTTTATCAGAGCTCTGTTTGATTTCCTTGATGGGTAAGAAGATATCCTGCTTCATAGACCGCTCACCCAACACATGGGCAAAGAATTCCTGGAACTGTTGAGCCTCAACTACAAATGACTCGTATTGAATACCGTGTTCCTTATAAAACCTTGCCCTTGCAAATATATCCTCTATAATTTTGTCAGGGTGGCGAACCTCAAGATCAGCAAAAATATTCCACAGCTGTCCTGTTCTTTTATGTTTAGCCACATCAACAATGGCCGAATAGTCACCTTTCTTTGCTTTCTTGCCCAGTGACGGGTCACAAGCACCGTAAATATAATAATTATTTTTCAGTTCTTCAATATCAGGCCCGTTTTCATATTCAATTAAGCCGTTAAATAAGCACTGTGACTTGTCCACAGGCTCGTTCTGCAGCTCAGAATAAAATGCCGTCTCTGAAGTAATAAAGGCCAGCATTAAAGAATAATAGGTATGCTTCTCCGGCCACAATACCCGGGTACCGCGAAGCATTTCTTCCTCGTTGGCCTGGAAGAACGCCTCGGCGTCTTCTAGGCGATTAAGGTTCTCCAGGTCAATAGCGATCTGGCGCCACTTTTCCCATAGGTCCTCACGCTCAGCAAAGGAGATGACCGCCTTATAGATTCTGGAATCAAAAAGGGGATTATCCAGGATCCGTTTTAAGACTGAATCGGATTCCAGGATAGTCCCCATAACTACGATATCGGTATAACTTTTACCGCCGGTACCGGTACCACCAGCACGTAGAACGGCTTTGAGAAACCACTCTTCGTAAGTCCAACGCTTTTGTTCGTCTGACTTGACGTTCTTATCGTTTTCGATGTCATCCAAGATGATTAGATCAGGACGCCAGTTCTTATGCTTAATTCCACGGATTTTTCCACCAATGCCTTTAGCCACAAGACAGACATCATTAGCTGTAACCATTTCGGTTATGTTCCAGGTGTTACCTATTAGGCTGCCAAAATCATCGATGATGCGCTCATTCTCTTCTAACTCGTATTGAATTGCCTCCAGGTAATTTGATGCTTGCCCTTCGGTATCGGATACCACGGGAATAAAGTGCTTGAATCCGTAGACCGTACACCACAGGGGAAGACCAAAAGTTAATAATGTTGACTTGGCATGTTCCCTGGGGGCCGCCCGCGCTAACTTGGTACCTCCACCGGTGTCAATCATACGGTGAAGGTCCTGAATTAGTTCCCGATGAAACCGTGAAAACGGGTCATAGAAGTAGTGCGGAAAGTAAGCCCGGCAGAAATACTCCATGTCCAGTTCTGCTAATTGGCGGCGCAGGCCCTGGGGGCCGGTTAAGGGTTTATCTAGGAGTGTGTCTACTTCTTCCTGGCTGAAGTGGTGCTGTAGGTATTGGTTTAATAGTTCTGCTTCTTGTGGTTGCATGGTAGACAGCTCCTAAGTTGCTTCAGTTATCGTGAATATGCTGGAAATTCAATACCGTTCTCATGAAGTATCACATCTATGTTTTCCGTATTGATTTCTTGGCCATCTGGACCTATGAAAATCCTAATCCATTTACCCCTTCTATCCTTGACAGCACTGCCCCATAAAAATTCATGGACTTCATATTGAGGCAATTCTACAACATTACCCATCATACTACACTCCTGACCCATTCTTTCTTTTTCCGACAATGTTAGATAAAGGAAATTCTTCCTCCCTGTAGAAGCGCGTCATTGTGGATTACTTTTCTAGAGTATATTCGACAAACATTAATTCCCAAATGTAAATTGCAGGGCGGTATGTAAAGATATGCAAGTAAGGTAGGCAGAAAAATAAAAAT